ATCAAAGAGGGCGAGATCTCAAACTTTTCTGCTATATCTTTGACTGGTATCGACAGGTCGTTGAAAAGTTCAACAATCAGTCTCACGTCGTCATCAGTCAATGTCCGCACCTTCCGCCTCCTGAATACACTTACGCATTTTTATGTGTAGCTCGGCAACCTTCTCAGCCGCCAGCTCCATCCGCCGCAACGAAACCCTAGCCGCCCGCTGTCCTGCGGGCATGGTAAGGTCTTGCTTGCACAGGCTGTTACACTCGCTGAACAAGTCGAATATGGACATGCGTAACTGGTCGCGGGGGTCGGTCATATGTGCCTCCACGTCCTGCCCGTCAGGACCGCCTCTATTGCCCGCTTCGATACCTCAAACTTCGCCGCAATCGCCCGCTGCGTCAGGCCGTGCTCGCCCAGTGCGCGAATCAGACGCACGTCGCCCTCGGTCAGCTTGGCGCGCGGGTGTCCTTCGCCGCGCTTCTTGGTAGCCTCCTGAACCATCCGTTGATGCCCTCCGCATTACTTAATCGAACCTTCGCCCACTTGTAGGCGAGGTGGTTGTGATAGCCAGCGTGAAATCCTGCCGTCGCCGGCAGCAAATGCCCAAGCTCGTGGATCTTGACCCATTTGGTCACCGTATGCGGTGTTACGTCCAGCATCTCTGCGATGCGCTCGGGTTTGTGCTCGCGTAGCAGTTCCATAAACTTTTGAACGCCCGGGAACTTGATCACCGGGCGTCGTTTGATTTTTTCCGGCTTGATTCGCTTGAAGTAGGGCAGCATCACGTGAACACCCACCAAAAGAAGCCAATCACTGCGAACAGCGCCCAGCCAATCATGACCAGATAGGCCGTATCCTCTCTGGCGCGCTGCTTGCGCTCCCAGCGCTCTGCCCATTCCTCGGCCTCATATGAGGAGTCAAACGGCCCGCGGCGCGCGTACAACGGCTTTACGCCGCTGGATACGATGTCAAATTTGACGCCATCATCTACGATCCACCATTTCTCCTTCATGGCGCGGTCACCAATGCCAGATACCCGAGGCCGTAGACAATAAAAAACCAAGTCACCGCAGCCAGACAATCATTCTTTGTCACGCTTCAATCCCTCCTGAATGTAAAACAAAATCTGCCCGGCCAGCGTGCGAGTCTGCGCCTCTGCGACTTTGCGCAGCTCAGCCTCAACCGCTGGTGGCAGGCGAACCGTTAAATACCTGTCCTTTTTCAAACCTTCTCACCTTTTCCTGTGCGTCAGCGCACCCTGCACACACGATCGCACAGTGTCCCACGCTTTGCAAGTAGTTGATCCAGTCTTTCTGCTCTGCAGACAAGCGCCCGCCGACGGATCGCTTCATTTCGATCCAAAGATTCCAGGCTGGTATGAAAAGATCCGGCACGCCCGGCGTGACACCTTCGAGCTTCAGCTTTGCGCCTTGCGTGCGGGAGCGGGATCCGCCATTGGGTATGGCGAAGATGCGAACGGAGGGATAAGTCTGTCTGAACCAAGCGACGAACGTCGCCTGCTCGTAATGCTCACTCAGAACGGGGGCGCCATTATCCACGCCGGACACGCGCCTGGTTGCCGCGCGAACAGCTCCGGCGGCTCGGCGTCGAATTCGATACATATTCCGTCCTCGCTAAAATTGTCACAGGTGTGACAACAGCGTGGCACAGGCGGGCGATCGCGCCAAGCGAGCACGATTTCGGGGGTTTCTGGTCTAGGCATCTTTGACAAACACTCCGTCCGACCGCAGCGTTCCTGTTCGGTTTTTGATGACGTTGTAGGCATGCTCAAGACAATCCAGCAGCTCGAAGCCCGCCAATCGGGAGCCAACAATGAGCGTGACCAAAATATCGCCGTAGGCGTCCTGCATTTCCCCTCTGAAATTTCGCTGCGTTGCTGAAAGAAGCTCCGTCACTTCCTCCAGTGTTTTGATTGCCTGCGCCATCGGGGTGCTATTCGGGATGATTTCCCGATCAATCGCCCAGCTAATCACGCCGCGCTCGAGTTCGGTGTAACGTTCCATATGCGCCTTACTACTCGGTGAAACTTTCCATCCCGCTTGTACTCGACAATTGCCGGCGGTGTCGAGCGCGACAGCACCTTCGCCAGTTCGGTCAGGTCGTCGATCTCGAACACGTCGGCGCCTGCCGAGCGCGCCATTATAGCGACTGTTTCGACCGCTTTGCGTCCGGCGTAGCCCTCATGCCTGACCGGCATGTACTCACGCACGGGATCGGTTGTCAGGCCGGAGTAATAGCTGATGCGCAGCATTTCAATGCCACTGGTGCGCGATACGTGCCGATCCCAGCGCCAATCTGTTACGCGCATCTGAAACGGCGCGATGCGCATGATTTCGTCGTCATGCAGACTCAATTTCGGCTTAGGCGGTGGTGGGAATTCGTAGCCGCAGGCAGTGCACTGCATAACCGAAAGGTGAATCAGCTCGTTGCATTCCGGGCACGACTTCAGCGGCGCTTCGCCTTGTCCAGCTTTGCCCGGTGGGCGAACGTCGGTTATCGGCCCGTGGGCTTTCACGGCACCTGCGAAGTCGAGTACTAGACAGTCGGCTTTGCCTTCAGCCAGGCGCATGCCCCTACCGACCATCTGCACGTAAAGACCAGGCGAGGCGGTGGGGCGAAGAAGCGCGATCAGGTCAATGCCGGGCACGTCGACGCCCGTCGTAAGACAATTCGCATTGGTCAGAGCGCGCAGGCGCCCGGCGCGGAAGTCACGCAGTAAAGTCTCGCGCGTGGCTTTCGGCGTCTCGCCCGTGATCGTCTCGGCGGAAATCCCGCGATCACGTAGCCGCGAGGCTACAGCGTAGGAGTGATCGACGCCGGAGCAGAAGATTAACCAACTGCGCCTGTCGCGGCCACGGTTGATGATCTCATCGACTACTTCCACGTTCTGGCCGTCGGTGTTGATGCGCTCGGCCAGTTCTTTCTCGATGTAGTCGCCGCCTCTTTTGTGTAGCCCGTCCAGCTCGTACCTGTGGTCCGTCATCTTAGAGCGCAGCGGTGACAGGTAGTTCGCCTGCACCAGATCCAAAACGCTGGTCGGCTCGATCAGGGCGGAAAAGATCGCCGGCTCGTCGGTGATGAAGCCATGCCCCAAGCGGTAAGGCGTAGCCGTCAAACCAACAACGCGCAGGGCGGGATTGATTTCCTTTAGCTCTGCCAGAATCTTTCGGTAACTGCCGGTGTCGTGATGGCTCACGAGATGGCACTCGTCGATCATGACGATATCGACGTGACCGATTGCTTTGGCTTGTTTCCTCACCGACTGAATTCCAGCGAATGTAATCTGGTCCAGATCCTTGCGCCCTACGCTGGCCGAATAGATGCCTAAAGGCGCGTTTGGCCAGACGCCGAGCAGTTTCTCGGCGTTCTGCTCGATCAGCTCTTTCTGGTGCGTCAGCATCAAGACGCGGGTGTCCGGCCAGGTTGTCAGCATGTCGTGGCAAAGATGCGCGATCACGTGACTCTTGCCAGACCCGGTGGGAAGCACGACGCACGGATTGCCGGTGGGGTTGCGCTCGAACCAGTCGTAGAGCTGGGTTATGGTGCGGTGTTGGTAGGGTCTTAGCATAGCGAACCCCACTGCGTAGCCATCGCTTCAGCAATTCCTTCGTATGTTCTGCTGCGCTCTTTCCATCTGTCCGGGCTTGGTGGCATTTTGTGCACTCTTTGCTCTCGGCCATCCACAATATTTGTGGGTGTTAGCGGCGGCAAATTTTTAAGCCATAAACAGGTCGCCTTGGTCTCGCCGTGACCAAATTGCCACGGCTGAATGATCTGGTCGGGCTTTCTGATTCTTGTTGATATGATGCTGATAGGATTCTCAAGCGCAATTCGCTTGATTGGCGCGTCCAACAAAAGCTGTACAAAATCAAGAGCTTCGGCTTGCTCAGCCGCTTTGTACTTAAACCATCGAGAGCCGCTTACCGCCAAGTGTGTGCACGGCGGATGAGCAATCATCAAATCCCAGCCGTGATTCATAACGTCGCGCACGTCGCCTTGATAATGCGCGCCAAGAACTTCAGTCGGGAGAAAATCGCACGACATTGATTCATGTCCAGCTTTTTTGAAGGCGTCCCTGACCCGTCCGCTGTATTCGCATGCTACTAGAACCTTCACCCCACAACCCTCCCGCCCATCTCCTCCCTAAACGTCTGCCCCAACCCCGCCGCGCATGCAGGCGCATTCGCAACCAGCTCGGTTGACGCATATCCATTCGAGCCATTCATCACCGGAACTCCGTCAATGACGTATAGCGCATCAAACTCGTCGTCGCTCTGTCTGAAAACCCACGGCACCAAGTCTGGATGCAGGACATGGCTGTCGCAGCCCTTGCGCTGGTATGACAAAGGTATGACATCCTCCCACCTGTTGCAGTGCCACTGCTCCTGGACGGCGCTATGCGCGCAGGTGCGGCAGTTGACCTCCTTGGTCAGCTTGGTCGTGTGGCAGAACTCATGCGCCGCGCAGAAGCGGCACTGATACCAGCTCGGGTCAGTGCTGATGGGTGCCGGTATTGTTTCGGATGCGACAATGCGCAGCGCCTTATCGCGCAACGCTTCCGCCGCTTCTTGATCAAGCGACACGCGCTCTGTGTAGTACCGGTCGTCGTCTTTGCAGACAGCAACGTACAACGCGCGGTCTATGCCTGTGCCCAACATATAAAGCTGCATCTGCGCGTAGTGCGTCGGTTGCGCTTTCTGCACGCCCTCCTTTTCAAGCTTTGCGAAGCCCTTGGCGTTTGTCGTCTTGAATTCGGCGATGTGGCGCTTGCTCTCGGCGCCAGGCACGCCGCGCTCAATGATGCCGTCCACGGACCCGCCCACGTGCGGGCCGAAAGAGATGCGCTTCTGTGATGCGCCGGTGTGTCTTATATCAATACCGATATGTTCAAGATCGCTCGCGATGATTCGCTCTTCTCGATTCCCACGCCGAAATATCCTGAGCGTGCGACCCGAAAAGCTCGGACGTACCGCCCAGCGGAACGACAGCCACAACCAGCGCTCGCAGGCGTGGCCGATTTGACTGCAGCCCAAGTGTTCGCGGGGGGTGTTATCGGCAGAATCGACCATCACTTGGTCGATCATGCTTTCGATGGTGTGTAGAGGCGGAAGGATTTTTGCCATTATTTCCTCTTTGGCAGAGCTAGCTAGGGTACTAGCTAGCCCCCTGTCTAGTGCCTAGCCAGTTACTTCTTCGCAGCCCACGGCGGCGACTTTTTAGCCGCGCCTTGCGCAACCGCCGCGACCGGCGGGGCGTTATCGCTCGGCTTGTACGCCTTGATTTCATTCTGCGCCGCGTACTGGTCATTCGCCGGACGGATGTCCAGCTTGATCATGAGCGACGCGCCAACCAGCTGGTCGGTGTCCTCAAGGCGCTGCAGACCAACCGCGCGCAGGACTTCTCCCATCTGCTGGCGGCCGATTTCCTCGGCTTTAACCGACTTGTTGCGCACGTTCAGGTTGCCGAAGACCACTCGCCCTTCATGCGCCGGGCCGTCGATCCGCCAGCGGATCTTGATGTATTGCCCTGTGCCGTCCTTCGTCGGACGAGCGTCTGCTTCCTGAATGGTCGCGGTATACCAGCCCGG